ACAGGATGAGCTTAATAGCCTTGATGAATTCAGAACGCTTTCCATTGATGTGGACTTTATTGATCCGGGGAGTGGTCCTGATGGCGATATTGAGCTTCACACTGAAATAAATCTCCCTTCCTGAGAGGCCATATGTTTGTAAAACCCGCAAAAGGGCGGTCAGTTCCTGACCCTGCCCGAGGCGACCTTTTGCCCTCTGAAGGGCGAAATGTTGAAGAGAATAACTACTGGCTGCGGCGCGTCGCGGCTGGTGATGTTCGGCGCGTTAATAAAAAGGTGAAAGCCAATGACGATTAGTATGAACACCATCCCATCGAGCACGCTGGTACCGCTGTTTTATGCGGAAATGGATAGCTCGGCGGCGAATACCACCCAGGATTCCGGCCCTGCTCTTTTGATCGGCTACGCCAATGCGGACGCGACGATTGAGAAGGAAAGTCTGATCCTGATGCCTTCTAAAGATTATGCGCGTCAGATTTGCGGTCCGGGTAGCCAGCTAGCCCGCATGGTTACCGCATACCGCGAAACCGATCCGTTTGGCGAGTTGTACATTATTGCGGTACCGGAAGCCACAGGTGCTGCCGCGACTGTAACGATTACAGTGACAGGCGCCGCGACGGAAACCGGTACAGTGAATCTTTATATCGGACGCACCCGTGTGCAGGCTGCAGTAATCAATGGGGATGATGTTGCCGCCGTTGCTACTGCGATCAGTGCAGCAATCAATGCCAATGCTGACCTTCCGTTTACCTCTGCTGCGGCCGCTGGCGTGGTCACACTGACCGCTCGCCATAAAGGTTTGTGCGGTAATGAAATTCCTGTATCTCTGAATTATTACGGTTTTGGTGGTGGTGAGGTGCTTCCGGCAGGTATTCAGATTGCAGTGGCCTCTGGTACGGCAGGAACCGGTGCGCCGGTACTTACCGGAACGATCGCGGCGATGGCCGATGAACCGTTTGACTATATCGGCCATCCTTTCAGTGATGCGGCTTCTGTGAACACGCTGTCGAACGAAATGAACGATACCAGCGGTCGCTGGAGTTATGCCCGCCAGTTATATGGCCATGTGTACACAGCCAAACTGGGTACACTTTCCGAGCTGGTTACCGCCGGAGATATGTTCAATCTTCAGCATATTACCCTGGCCGGTTACGAAAAGGAGACTCAGACGCCTGCCGATGAACTTGCGGCAAGTCGCACCGCTCGTGCTGCGGTATTCATCCGGAATGATCCGGCACGACCGACACAGACCGGGGAACTGGTTGGAATGTTGCCAGCCCCGAAGGGCAAGCGCTTTACCATGACAGAGCAGCAGTCTCTTTTGTCGCATGGTGTCGCTACCGCATATGTTGAAAGCGGCATTCTGCGCGTTCAGCGCGACGTCACCACGTATAAGAAAAACGCGTATGGTTCTGCGGATAACAGTTATCTTGACAGTGAAACCCTGCATACCAGCGCATACGTTCTGCGCCGCCTCAAGTCAGTGATTACCAGTAAATACGGCCGTCATAAACTGGCGAACGACGGTACCCGTTTTGGCCCCGGTCAGGCAATTGTGACGCCGTCGGTCATCAAAGGTGAGTTACTGGCAACGTATCGCCAACTGGAACGTGCGGGCATCGTTGAAAATTATGAGCTCTTCAAGAAGTACCTGATTGTTGAGCGTGATGCTAATGATCCGAACCGCCTGAACACGCTGTTCCCACCTGATTATGTCAACCAGTTGCGCGTCTTTGCAGTGGTTAACCAGTTCCGTCTTCAGTATCCAGAGGAGGCCGCATAATGGCGAAGATTGGTGGTACCTGTTATTTCAAAGTAGACGGTCAGCAGCTATCAATGACCGGCGGCATTGAGGTGCCGATGAACACGAAGGTCAATGATGATGTCATTGGGCTGGATGGTTCAGTGGATCGCAAAGAGACGCACCGCGCGCCTTATGTTAAGGGTACTTACAAGGTACCGAAGGATTTTCCCGTCAGCAAAATTACAACAGCAGATCAGATGACGATTACCGCCGAACTGGCGAATGGTCAGGTCTATGTTCTGTCGTCTGCCTGGCTGCATGGAGAAGCAAACCATAATGCTGAAGAAGGCACGGTAGACCTTGAATTTCACGGTGAAGAAGGAGATTACCAGTAATGAAAGAGATTAAACTCAGCAATCCTATCCGTGCACATGGTGAAGATGTACATGTGCTGGAACTTCGCGAGCCGACTGGAAAAGATGTCCGCGAACTTGGCTTTCCCTATACCACTACTGGTGATGCAGGCGTGAAACTTGATGCAGGTACTGTAGCTAAGTATGTATCACGGCTAGCCGATATTCCGTTAAGTTCAGTTGATAGCATGACTCCATCAGACCTGAATGCGATCAGCTGGGAGGTCGCGGGTTTTTTCCTCGGGACCTCAGCGCCGGACAACTCCTGAACCATTATTTTGATTGCGCCAGATTCTGGCGCGTCAATCCCATAGAAATGCTCAACGAACCGTTGTCAGTTCTTGAGTTGCTTGCCGAGCAGGCTAACCGGATTAACAGAGAGTCATAATGGCTGAGTTTGAACTGAAAGCCCTTATTACTGGGGTCGATAAACTTTCACCTGCTTTATCTTCAATGCAGAAGAAAATAAAAGGGTTTCAGAAGGGGCTTAAGTCCAGCGGTATGGCTGATTTTTCTGTTGGCGATCTGATCGGCGGCGGCGCTTTTGCAGCTCCGTTTATTGCCGGAGCTAAAGCGGCCATAGATTTTGAATCTGAAATGGCTGATGTGCGTAAAGTAGTTGACTTTGATACGCCTAAACAGTTCGCAGAGATGAGCGAGGACATTTTAAAAATGTCCGATCGGCTACCTATGGCTGCTAATGATATTGCTAAACTTGTTGCCGCTGGTGGGCAAGCTGGAATAGCCAGGGAAGACTTGAAACTGTTTGCTGAGGATGCACTTAAAATGGGTGTAGCCTTTGATCAATCAGCTGACCAGTCTGGTGATATGATGGCTAAATGGCGGACCTCATTCAAAATGACCCAGGGTGAGGTCGTTGCCCTTGCTGATAAAATTAACTATCTGTCAAATAACGGTGCAGCAAACGCCCAGCAAATCTCTGATATTGTCACTCGTATAGGACCATTGGGTGAAGTCGCTGGTATCGCTTCAGGGCAAATTGCTGCCTTGGGGGCTACTTTGGCTGGTGTAGGCGTTGAGCAGGAAATCGCGGCTACTGGTATTAAAAACTTTATGCTTGCAATAACAGGGGGCTCAAACAAACAACAGGAAGCATTTCAATTTCTGGGTTTTAATTCTAAAAAACTTGCTGCGGATATGCAAAAAGATGCTCAGGGAACAATGCTTAAAGTCCTTGAGAGTATTTCTAAGTTGGATAAAGCTAGACAACCGCAGGCGTTAAACGTTCTCTTTGGTAAGGAGTCGATCGGCGCTATAGCCCCACTTCTGACTAATCTGGATCTACTAAAGAAAAACTTCAGTATGGTTGGTGATGCAACACAGTATACCGGCTCAATGCAGAAGGAATATGAAGCCAGAGCTGCTACCACGGCAAACCAATTACAACTACTCAAAAATCAGGCAACTCATGCGGGTGTTGCGTTGGGTAATACTCTTCTTCCTCATATTAATGCTGGTGCTAAGGGGATGATGCCCCTGATCGAGAAAGTGACAGCATTCATCTCAGCTAATCCCCGTTTGGTTCAGTCTCTGTTGGGAGCCGCTGGCGGATTTGTTGCTTTACGAATTGCTGTAGCTGGAGCAAGTGCAGCACTTAAAGTTATGTCTTTCGTTGCATCAGCATCACCGATTGGACTGATCGTCAGGGGGATCGCACTAGCTGCTGGTTTGCTTATTGCTAACTGGGATGTAATTGGTCCTTATTTCAAAAAGCTCTGGGAAACCGTTGGCCCATATTTCGAAACAGCCTGGAAGTTGATTAAGACGGTTTTTGACTGGTCTCCTTTAGGTATGGTGATAAATAACTGGGGCCCAATAGTGAAATGGTTCCAGGATATGTGGGAAAAGCTGAGGCCCATCATTGAGTGGTTCTCTGATGGTGCTAGCGATACGGTTGCTGCTGCAAACGCCGCGCAGTGGGGGGCTGGCGGTTACGGTGCTTATAGCACTGGCGTTGCCAGCTCAGGCTATAACCCTTATCAGATCAAACAGGGAACTGTGACTCAACCGCAAGGAACCGTTACTGTTCAGTTCGAAAATGCCCCACCAGGAATGAAGGTTAGCGATACACGTGCTTCTGGTATTGACGTAAACCACGATGTTGGTTACACAAGAATTGGAAGGACAGGCATGGGTGGTTAGTCATTGTTGAACTTTGCAATTAAATGGATACTGTATGGGATCCGATTGGGTACAGTTTAAGGGAAATACCATGAAAAAAAGCGCATTGATATTGATGCTATTACTGGCAGTTCCTCAAATTACGTTAGCTAAAACGAATATTGCATCTGATTTTGTTAAGTCAGTGCAAAAAGCAGCAGATAGTGATGGCATTGTTAGCGCATCTGTTGATATTGATTGTCCTGCAAATTCAGCTAGCGGTAAGGTTTTAATTACGAAGGCTTCATATGATTTTGAAAAATCTGTTGGTGCTTTTGTTTTTAATAATTCAAATGATACGCCTGCGAGTATTACGTCACTGTCACCCGAATACCCAAATGGTGATTTTACATCAAATGAAATAACTGGCATGAGTTTTATTTTTAAAATGTCAGGAGGACAATTCTTTGTTGATATATTTAAAGATGGGAAGGCAAAGGGCAGGTGTGAATAAAAACGGGACATCAGGTATTGTTTGGTAGATTGTAAAATAATCAAGCCATCCTAATGTGATCTATGATAATGAACCCGCCAATCGGCGGTTTTTTATTGCCCGGAGTTTATATGGCG